GACACTGCTGAAGCGTTTGATAAGATGCTTCTTCAAATTTGGCAAGTGCTTTTGTATAAAAATAACTATCTTCGTCGTAATTAGCGATAGAGGCATCTAGCAGCGTGAGTGTATTGTATGCACCAATTTCTGTAGATGTTAGCGCTCTTACTTTTACATTGCCTAAGTATGTAGTTGTGCCAGCAATGAAATCCTCTTTTGTTCTATAACCAGGGGTGATTTTATAGTTTGCCCGTTGTATTTCTCCACTGGCAATAATTTCAGCGACAGTAGCCGAGCGGTATTGTGTCGCCTGCCCTACTTGTATCAAAAAACCACTTGCGCCAGTATTGACAAGCCTGCTATCAGCCGATTGCATTGTGGCAAGAATGGCTTGAGCACTTACGTAATTAGCGGAATTAATAACAGACTGCCTATAGCTCTCTTGAGTGCCTTCAAGGCTTTGATTGCTATAGGACACTGGTGGTGCATATCCAGCCTCAGTGCAAGACAGCGTGACGATCATGTCGCCATCATCAGTGGAGCCCTTTGACACCGTCTGCACCTTGAAGCAAGCAGAGCCAAGCTTGAAGATGCCGCTTTCGTCAAACGTGCTAGCCAGCGCCCGCCTTGCCTCCTGAGCCTGTGTATTTACATCGTCAACCTCAGGCCGCGTGTCTTTCAGCGTGACCGTGATAGCCGTGCCAATGGCAATGGGCTGCAACGGCGCCCACTGCAACGACGAAATAATACCAAGTTCTGCTGCTTGCTTATCACCCGCAGCATTGCGTTGATACACCAGCACGTTGACTGGCACAATTCCATACACACCAATTACATTTTGTGACGCCGGGGAATAAGCCTGGCTGAAGCCATCCACCCTTACATTAGATGATGCTGTTTGTAGGCGATATGGATTGTCATTGACCGAACCGTAGAAAGTGGGATCCGTGGAATACTGAGAATTGATTTCATTTCCCCATTGCAGAAAACCAGTGGAATTTTGCCTGAAGTACATCCAACGATTTTGTTGCGTAATATCGTTTAATGCTGTTTGGCCAAACGCACATTTGTTGATGTCAATGGCACCAATGCCCCTACCGCCAAGTGCCATCAATAATTGGACGAATTGATTTGAGCCATAGCTTCTCACTGCGGACCAAACTAATGATCCAGCTACCCTCACTCCACCACGAGCATTAACAAAAGCGTCTGTATAGATGAGATTAATTGGATCGCCATATTTTGCTAAGTCTTGTTGACTGTTAAAGCCAAATCGTGGGGAAAATTTTTGCTCTCTACGTTGCGCTTGACCACCAGCGCTAGGTGTCTCAAAATTTGGCAGTTTGGGCTGCAAGAATAAAGTTGCAACCACTTGAAAAATAATGCCAACAATGGCCAACACAATGGCTACGGGAGCATTTCTTATGTCAAGAACCGTATTCTCCTTTTCATCTCTGTAAATTTCTTGAAGCGCAATAAATTGAAGGTATTCCTCCTTGCTTATCCCAAGGGCATCAATCAAATCGTATTCATAAGGAAGCAGTTTCCTCATCGGTTCATCCAAAAATAGTGGCCAACGTTAGCAGGGATTGCTGCCCTCACTACAAGTCTACTGGGTGCAATGTATAGCACTTCCCCATTGTCCATAACAGTACCAAGCGCAGCTCCAATCTTGCTGTCAAACAATGCCACTGCATGAGGTTTTGGCCCATCAAGACGCTTTCCGTTCTCGTTCAGCCATTTAATAATCCACCGAAACGGAAAAGTTTGCTCCGTGTATGTATTGAACACCCATTCAAAATCTTGTCGGTAATCGTAATATCCAAAACGTTTGTGCGTTTCGCAAGCCAATAAAAAGCAATCAGTCTTGCCGCTGCCATCGCCAGGACGGTTCCCCCAGCCATATTCAAGGCCGATCAAGTCATTAAAGTTCATTGCAGAAAAAGTTGGGAATCCAATGGAAGAGGGCCAACAAGTTCTCGCGTTAAAGTGCGGGCTGGAAAATTGGAAGACACGGAATCAATGGCAGAACGAAAACGCAACTCTACTGTAGTTTCGTTTAAGGAAGCGCCAACCCCCACATAATACTCAGTTTGTACGTTGGGAGTATAGGCATCAGTATTGGTGAGCCATTGGGTGGTGAGCACTAGGGTGCTAAGCCTATTGCCATTACCAGCATCTAGCAAACGCACGATAAGTTCAATGTTGGGGAACAATACTTGCAGCAAGCTATTGTCGCCGTTCAAGGAAGAAATACTACCTTCTGCGCGAAAAGGAGCAAACTCATACTTCTTGCCATCATAGGTGATTTGCTGATTGGCAAAATAATTTTGATACTGATGGATGGCGCCAGTGCTTGTTGTCAACACTAGAAACTGGCAAATGCGAATATCAATGGTCATACGTCGTCAGAATTGGGGTCGCGTATTTCACCAATCAAAGTCAATGATACAACGCTGATACCAGGAAAGATGGATTCAATGGCGGGAGGGCTTTCATATTCCCATCGCAAAGTTGATACTGCTTTCACGCTGGTGGCAAGAGAAGCGTTCATTCCGGCAATGACATTATCCGGTAGTTGAAAGCGTTGATTCCGCTGTGTTTGAAATTGATAGTGTGCAATAATTGCCTGCACTTTATCGTCAGTGATATTGGTAAACTCAAGTTCCAGCTTTGCGCCATAGGCAACATTACCAAATGTGCGCTTAGCTGCTACTCCACCAAGAGTGCGAAATGTTTTCTGTGGGAAAATGCCTGGCGTGAAATTACGCCTTGTGGGAATGTAACCAGGAAAGACTGCCATGATTACATTCCAATGCGACGACGAGTTTGAGGCGATTGCTGAATGCGATCAAGCGTCATCGCCATGCCACGTTTTGCACCATCGCTGGACGCTTGACGACGAGTTTGTGCCATTGCCGCCTCAAGTTGATCTCGGCTGACGTATTCTACACCATTGATAGTGCTAGTCTCAAAGCTCATGTTGAGGACGGGGCTGCTGCTGCCACCCATGCCATTACCGCCCATGGCTGCCCTGACGCCTAGGGAACCGTCTGCGCCCCTCTGGAGAGGCATGATAGCCTCTGGACCAGCCTCGCCCATCAGGCCCATTTGCATGGCACCGCCGTTGGCGAATGGGAACAGCGTGGGACTGCCGACGATCCCGCCAGAGGCAAACTTTGCGATACCGTTGGAGAAAATGGCGCCGTTGGCGGCCAACTTGGGCAAACTAAACGCCTGTCCTGGAATTGCGTCCAAGCTAGCGGCATTGCCAGGAGAGAAAGCTGCTGCTCCTGCTGCATTGCCAGCGCTGCTAATGCTACCAACAAGCCCAAGCGCTTTCATGATGAAGCCAAGGGTAACCATTACCATTTGTTTAGCAATAATTTCAGTGGCCATTTGAATAAACATACTGCCTATTGACTTGAAGAAGTTTCCAAGGGCTTCCTGCGCTGTCATGCTTCCTGTGATTAGGCCTTCAAACGCTTGCCCGAAAGCGGCACCAATACCATCGGCCACTTTAATGGCAATGTTGCCAATGTTGGTGAGTTGAGTAATTTCAGTTTGTAAAGCATTTATCCGTGCCTGTACTTTTTCTGCATCTGTCTGAGGCTTTGCCAGCTCCCCTTTCTTTTGTGCAATAGCACTAATTTGTTGCGGGGTAAAGCCCTGACCCTTAAGTTTACGCAGTTCATTTTCAAGCCTTAGCTGCTCACGCGCTTCTTCGGTGGTGGCAGATTTAAGTTTTAGTTCAAATTCAAGATCGGCAATAATTTCTCCAAAACTTTTAGTACGGTTTTGTTCAATTTTAACAAGATCAAATCCTAATTTTCTTGATACTGTTGCTGCCTCAATGGCAAGTTTATCTAACGCATTTTTTTTCGCCAATGCTGGCATTTCTTTGTTGGTAATAACATCTGCACGTTGTGATGCAATTTGCGCTAATTCTTTTTGTGCATTACGCGCAAGTACTAACTGATCATTACCTGCTAGTTGAGCTTCTTGCAATCTGCCTTCAATTGCAAAAATATCTTGTGCTAGCGTTAGTTGCAGTTTTGATGTTCTAATTTGCTCAGCAATGCGCTTACCATCGTCTGCTTTTTTAGGTTTGCCTGCGCCAACCCCTTCCAATAAGGCCGGCACTTCAGTCGGTTTGACCATATTGGCCCTAGCGGCATTAAATTGTTTTTGTGCTGTTAGATTCTGCTGAATTTTCTGCTGAATAACGCCTTGCAACTGAACAGCTCGATTAGCATTTGGATCATTTGCGCCAATGCGTTGAAGAGTTGTTTGATAATTTGTAAGTGCTTGCAAGTTTTGTTGAATGCCAGCTTTGTTTTTTTGATTGCTAATTTGACCAATACCTTTAGCAATACGATCAACTCCTTCAGATGTTGCTCCAATACTAATAGCCGCATTTGCACCAGTTAAATTTCTTGTAATTCCACCACCACGCCCAGCCGCTAATACAGCATTTATTACATCAAGTGTTCGTATTGCTTGAGTTAAAATTGCTTTCAATGCTGGCGACAAAATTAAACCAATAGTTCTAGCAAGTTGCTCTACGCCATCTGTAAGTGTGCTGAACTTACCTTGCAGCGTTTCGCTTTGTGCAATAGCACCATTGGCATATTTGCCGCCGGTATCTGTAAGTCGTTTGACGGCTACCTCTACTGCCTCTGCGCTAATTTGGCCTTTACTCAGCGCTTTTCGTAATTCTTCTCCAGATAAACCATACATCTTTTGTAATTCTTCTTGTAGCGCAATACCACGCTCTTGGAATTGCAGTAGTTCTTCGCCTTGCAGTCGGCCTTTAGCCTGCACTTGACCGTAGGCAGTCACCAATCCTTGCAGCTCGGCGCCAGTTGCGCCACTAACGTCCGCTAGACGCCTGGTGGTTTCTACTACCTTATCGCCCTCAACACCAAACGCATTTAGACGTTTGGCAGCATCAATTAGCTCGGTGCTGGTAAAAGGCGTTACCGCGCCAAGCTGCTGCAACTCAGCAATAATTGATTTTGCTTTTTGTACGCTACCAGTTAAAACTTCTAGGCTTTTTGTTTGTGATTCAAGCTCAGCAGTTTTTACAAATATAAATTTTGCTGCCTGAATCCCGCCAAACGCAATCGCTAGCTTGCCAACTGCTGCTGCAATGCCGTCAAATGCCTTCTCAGTCTGCTGCGCCTGCGTCTGCACTTGCCGCAACTTGCTAACAGCACCGCTGCTGTCAACATTAATGGCGACATTAGCAACAACTGACACAGCCCTACCGCCTTTGCTTCATTCTACGCTCTTGCTCTTCATTTGTGACCTCAAAATAAGCTGACCATAGCAGCAGTTCTTCCATGGTCAATTCAGATTTAAGCCGTATCAAGGTATAGCCAAGCTCTTTTGCTATACCCATCTGCAACATCAGCAAATTATCACGCTTTAGTTCTGCTTTTAACGCTTTTCATATCAAGTTGTTCAATTTCCTCCGGATTGGTGATGATGGCAAGCATCATCTGCTGTAGGTCAGCATCCATTACTTCGTTCTTTAACTCCGCAATTTCGCCGGCAGTAAATAGCCTTTTGCCGGTGTCATCCACTGCTTTGGTGACCAGCAGGTTCAGCGCAAAGCCGTTGGTGTCATCACCGCCTGGCATCTTTTGCGCACGTTCGCGTTCTGCCATCGTGAGTGGTGCTGAGTAAAACTCAAACACCGTGTCATCGCTTAATGTAACCGTGCGTTTAGTCGGGGTTAGGTTGGCTGCTTTCTTGAGACGATCCAGGGCGGTTGCCATGAGGATATTAAGTTGATGGTTTTATTTAAGCACAAAATAGGCCCCAGCGCAAGCCGGGGCAATTTATATTAGGCGCTGGTGCTCAAGTCAAATGTTGGAGCACTGCTGGGGCGGAAAGTGATTTCCACCATTTGGGCGTCATCAGGATTGATGTTGAGACTAGCAGTCAGCAGCACTGCATTCATAGCAATGCTACGGCTAAGTGCTTCAGTGGCGCCCTTGTCGGTATACAGTTTGAAGCCAGCGCCAACTTGATTGCGTTGGAGGACATCTTCTACCATACGGTTAGATAACGCTGCATCTTCACTGGTTACAAAAACACTAGCAGTGCCATTGCCATCAGCAAAGCCAGGAATATAAGCGCGAAACGGCGCATACTGTCCAGCAGTTTGACCGATGGTAGTTACGTCGATCTCAGCCCTAGAGATCTCAAAGCTCCAGTTTTGCACCTGCCCAACAGCGGCGTAATCGGCGTAATACACCTCAAACTCATTAGGTGCTGCCAGTGTGCCATCATCGGTGATAGCAAGGATGGTGCCGCCGGCGGTGGTTGAAACTGTCAGCGCACCAGTGGCAGCGGTATAAGTAAGAACATAATAAGTGGTGGCACTTGAAATGGGGGCAGGCAGTGTGCCGGTTCCTGCTTCACCTGTTTGGCTATCGATCACGCGAAACTTAACCGGGTCGCCAGGTTTGAAATTCAGGTAAGGAGCAACAGTGATGATGTCAGTTGCAACAGCAACACCAGCTTCACCAAAGTTGCCGTTGGTGCCAGCGGGCTTGTAATAAAGAGCGCCGGACGTACCGGACAAGACAGTGATGGCCATTGTTGTTAACGGTAGTGGCTGGTAACATTATACCTAGTCTAGGTACGCTTCAAAGGTTGCCGTAAGTTGTGTTTGGAAATATGCAGCGGCCAGTCCACTGCTTGCGCTAGTACCGGTTTCAATCACACCAGCACTTACGGCAGATGGCCCTGACGCAGCATCAAATATAATGCTTGAGAATTTAGCCCGATCAAATAAATCTTTAATACGCTCGGCAATCGTAAAGTTAGCGGCTGCACCGGCACCGATAGGAGTAAATACATTAACTACCAACGTGCCGTTCTGACGGTTAAATCCTGCACTACCCGTTGGCAGCAACGTAGCGTAGGCATTATCGCTAAATCTGATGAATGCCTGCAACCAAGGCGTGTTATTGGGTGGGGTAAATGGTACGTTTTGATAGCTGACCGGATACACAGGCGCTATGGCCATTTGCGTAGCAATGCGGCCTTCGATGGCTGCACGGACATCGTTATAGGTGCTGCTCATGATTCCCTGCCGATGCGTGCTGCTGCAATTCTGACGCGCCCTTGTACGTCCTTGGCAGCTCCTTGCACCCAGCCGTCAGGTGCTTGTTTGCTGCTGCCATTGGCCAGCGGCTCCGCATATGGCAGGTTGTTGTGGACTGAGTACACGTTGCCCATGCGCTCTTGCTGGTAGCCGATGCGTGATAGTGGCGCTGCTGCTGAATAGCTACCTGGCGGCGCAATACCTCCCGGTGCTGCATTCTCACCTACCTGCCAACTTGCGCGAAATCTACCCGTATCAACCGGACTAGCTTGCTTAAGCAGGCTGTCAGTTTCCAGTACCGCCGCACGCAGCAGTTTTTCCATCTGCTGGTTGCAGTAGTCGCCAATATCGCCAACGCGGATAGTGCGTGCCATCAGTCTCTCAAGGTTAGCTGGTAGGTAATTGCAGTATTATCCTGTTCAATGGTGCGAACGTCAATTATCTGTAGCGTGCGATTTGCAATAATGACGCGATCTGCTGGTGTGGGTGCATTAGCAAGGTCTGCCGCTGCAATCAGCAATCGCTTGTCACCGGCTTGTATCAGATCATTTACTTCACGGAGGCTTATATCTTCCAGTACACCACGCACTGCGGTGTCTGTAGTAGTTTCGGCTGCTGTGCCAGTAGCTGGATCATAGGCACCAATCGTGATGCGGCGTATAGTTGCCGCACCGCCAAACTTACTAACTAGTTTGGCAGCAGTCTTTTGCAGCGAGGATGCAAGGGCCATCAGAGTTTATATGCAACGCAATGGCCGTTCTGTAATTTGATGCTAGTGAAGACGCCGTAGAGAGTGGTTGCACCATCGAACGTTTGCCCTGCTAACGTGTTGCCGTCATAATTCTGCGCTGTAATCGCATCAATGTGAGTATTTGTAGTAAAGTGAATAGCACACCATCGGCCAGTTCTTGTGGCTGTATCACCAATAAACGTGGCGCCTGTAGCGTAATCAATGCCAAGCTGGTTGGTATCGCCCATGATTAAATTTTGTAGGCGGCAATCTTGCCGGATGTCAGCGTCACGCTGGTGAATACCGCTTCAACTGATTGGCCAGCCTTCAGTGGCACGCTGGTAAATGTGTTGCCAGTCTGGTTCATAATCACGGCGCTAGCGATCACTGAATCCTCGAAAGCAACCAGCTCAGAAAAGCGGCCCGTGTGGGCTACCGTATCGCTGATGTACTCAAACCCGATGGCGTACTCGGAAGACATGATCAGCTCCGGCGAATTGAGATGTTGCCTGGTCCACTGATTCTAAGGCCAATCAGGTAGCGTTCAACCATAGGCGGGATCTTATCGGCGCCAGCCTGCGGGCTGCTGCTGTTTACCGTAACGCTAATCGGACCGATGCTAACGCTGTTGTAATCTTCAAGGCCACTAAGCCCAAGGCTATCGGTGTTGTTGTTCAGGAAGACGGCCAGCACGGCCTGCGCTTGCTTGATCTGCGTTGGGATTTCGGTGTCGGTGAAATAATCAGTTGTAATGCGAAATGGAAAGCCAACGGCGTAAGTATTGATGTAGGTGTCAGGTTTGCGTACACCAGTGCGCGGCCATTGTAGTGCTTGCGTATCGGTAGCGCGGGCACCAAGAAACCGTTCGCGGTCTAACCTTTGCGTTGCGGTGTATAATGCACGGTTTTTTGCATCGGTGGTTGCTGATGCCCATGCAGTCACATCAGCATCTTCGATTAGGCCATCAATAATGGCCTGCGCATCAGCTAGCGTCTGGTACGTGTTTGACGTGCTTCCGCCGGCTGTTGCGATTAGGGTGATCGCCATTATTTGGTTCTGGTGTTGGATCTATCTTAGCTGGCTCCGGCGTAGAAAAAGAGGCCACATCCAAAGATGCAGCCTCCTGGTTACGCAGTCGCCGGAAGGCGAACAGTCCCATCAGATGCGCTTCAGCAGCACGCTAAGGATCACACCAGCCAACGCGGTGGTTGTGCCAGTGACATCCAGAGACAGGCGGTCACCAGCCTCCAGGGTCAGGTTGGCGGTGGTGCTGGTCAGCTCACCAGAATCGGCTGCATCAAACTTCTGCTCAGTAAGAGCAGTGCCCTTGAAGTCGATTTTGGTGGTGCCAAGCAGGTCATCACCAGCGGTAGCAGCTTCAGTGCCTTGGCAGCGACGAATCGTACCAGAAACGGCAGAGCCGTCACTACCAGCGGTGGCATGTACCTCACGGATGCTGACCACTTGGCACTTCACCGGAGCGGTGAAGAACTGGACATCAGCCACCGAAGAGGCGATGTAGTGGTCAGCAACGATGTACTGCTCTGTAGACAGTTCAAACTGGGAAGGTTGTGCCATGGTTAATTACCTCAATCAAAGTTGGAGGTGTTAGTCGCACGCACGATACCAATGTTCTTGGTTTCGTACACCTTGGTCCAGTTGGTGATGGTCTCCAACTGAGCGCGGGTTGGGTTGGTGGTAGTCACCGCCCACTTGGCGCCAACAGGGTGGTACACGTAATGGAGGTCCATCGACATGGCATCGCTCTTGGCGAGGATGTCACGGTCGGTTTCAATCTCCATTCCCATTTGCTCACCGCTGGCGATAGCGCCTTGAGTGAAGAAATAGGTTGCATACTCAGTGCTGGAACCGCTGCCTTCGGTTTGCACGTCGTCAGAGACGATCACGCGCAGACCCATGTAGGTAGGTACGGTCACATCACCGCCATAAGCGGCAACGATCGTACCGCCGGACTGGGTAGTGCTAGTGCCACGGGCATCGGTAGTTGCCACGTAGTCAATAGCACGGCGCTCCACCAAGTCATAGTAGACCTTGGAGTGCATACAGACAGCAGCCAGCTTGTCGCCTTGGTCACCCAGGATTGAGCGAGCTTCGGCAACGTGGCGGGGAGACAGCACGGTAGGGGTATCACCGCTCAGGCCGTCGATCGTCAGATCAACGAAAGAAGCGGAAGCGTTGGTGCCGAGCGTGCCGAAGATACCAGCCAGGCAGGAAAGAAGATCTTTCTGGCGTTGGTTGGCAACATAATCAGCAATCTTGGCGCCGATGGCGGCCATGGGGTCAGCGCCAGCAGCAAGGGCTGCAAGATCGCGTGACTCGAAGGCGCGGCCACGGTGCAGGATCACGCCAACTTGCTTGTCGGCAGTGATCTTACCGGGGGTCAGTGAGGTGCTGTCAGTCAGCACTTCAAAGTCGCCAGATAGGTTGGCTTTCCAGAAGGGAACGTTGATGAAATCACCACCCTCGGTAGCATTCAACTCCGCCAATGGTTGGACCACACCGCTAGCCAGGAAGGCATCGCGCTGGGTGGTCTGCTCCAGCAAATAGGGAGTAAAAATCTCGGGGATGATGACATCAGAGCGAAGAGTCGCCATGGTGTCGGGGGCAATGGGATGATTGACGGTTTGGGCGCAGCCCCTAGCTAAATGGCGCAGCCATTACAGCAGTTGCCACTATCTTAGCGTTGCGCGGCTGCTTTCATGCGATCGTATAGATCACGATCAGTGCGATACAGCCTGGATTGCTCGGTTAGGTTGAATGTTTCAGGCGCAAATGGGTTTTTACCAAGTGGCGCCTGGCCTGCATTGCTGCCGGCTGATGGTGCGCCACTACCCTGCGGCCTTGGTGCCTTCTGCATCCATGATGGCAGCGTCTTAGCCCATTCTGCTACTGGTGTGCGCTGGTAGCCATCAACAACGACCACCGTGCCATCAGGTTCGCGCTCGATCCTGTCGGCGCTGAGCTTGGAACGCAGCACTAGGTCAGGGTCATGGACGATCTCCGCTAATGCCGTAACAGCAGGTGCGATCAACTCAAGTTCTCGGACTTTTGCTTCAAGGGATTCAATGCGCTGGTCCTTTTGCGCCGTCGCCTCACGGTACTGCTGCTCCAGAGCTTGCCTTGCTTCGGTGTAGTTGCCTTGCTGTTCAAGCTGCTGCTGTTCATGCGTGCGCTTGAACTCAAGCAACTCATCAACGTTGACCCCATCTGGCACCTTAGACGCTTTGGACTTTGCAGCACGTAGCTCAGTGATTAGCTCGCTGTTTTTGCGTTCTAATGCTTCAATGCTGCGTTGCATTGCATCAGTAGCCGCAGGCTCCTGATTGGTGATTTCTTCGGACATTTATCCCGCAGGGATAGGTTGCCCTACCACTTTACCTTATCGGCCCAGTAAGCAGCAGATAGTTTACCCTTGGCGATATTATCGGCGTGCCGTGCCTTGAATGATGCGCGGCGTGCTTTGTCGGCGGCTGATTCACCTTTCTTTGCTGGTGATCCTGATACGCCTTGCTGACCGAAGCGAATCAGCTTAACCGTATCGCCTTCTTTGGCAAGTACGGCATGGGACTTATTTGGGTTGTTCGGCGTGCGCTTGGGCTTGTTGTAACCCTCAAATTGCTCGCCGCGATAGGTGATCACTTCTTCTTCTTGGCAGTCTTAGCAGCGGCTTTGAATGCAGCGGCGCTAGGGCGGCCTTCTTCGCCCTTGCGTGCCATGCGTTCTTTGCTGCCAGCTTCGATCCGCTTGCGTTTGGCGTTGATGTTGGCGTAAAGGCCGGGTTTCTTAGGCATGATTGCAGTGCTATTACCCTCAGTTTACCGGTCCATAACGGCTGCGCAGTTGCGCCAGCGTCAGCTCGGAGCCATCATCACGAACTAGCTTTGCCATGGCATCCGTTGGGCCGTACTTATTGGCAAGGCGGTTAAAATATGCCACCTTGCCGGGGCCTAGTGCATCAGCCTGCGTTGCGCGTGGTTGCTTTGCTAGCCATTGCCCGTAGGTTTCATTGATCGGCACTTGCCCATCCTCGCTAGCCCTGGTCGCCGTGGTTGATGGTGGCAGGATATTGGGGTCGATTACTGGCACCGTAGTCGATCGGCAATTAAAATGCTGCGGCGGCAATGGACCTTTACCGTATTCAAACTCACGGCCATCTAATGCGCGGCATATGGCGCTGGTCCTAGTGTCAAGCGTTGCAACATAACGATATTTTTGCGTAATGTCTTGATTTGCTTCGTACACCTGCTGACTTGCAGCATTAGCTACTTGATTAATGCTTGTGCGCACTAACGCCATGATCTGATTATCTGCTACCTGCGTCAATTGGCCACCTGCTGCTGCGATCTGCCCTACAGTCTTTGCTTCTTGACCAAATTGCAGACTACCGATCAGCCGCTTTGCTATTGATTGTGTTGTCTCACCAGTTAATAAACCATTGCGTACAACTTGACTAAACTGTTCAGCTTGTGATGTAGCAATACCGCGAAACGCTTTACTGACTACTTCGCCATTCGGCAACGTAATTGTTGCACCCTGCGCAGCGGTAAGGCTAAAGGTCTGCGGTGCGCCGTTGACTGCGGCAAATAGATCATCTGATAAGGTTACAACATTAAGCTGCGTTGGATCTGTAGTTACAACAGATTGTGCAAACTGCGGGCTGATCTCTACGGTATTGATATTGCTGCGCAATATACCTTCGGGTAATACTTTGCGTAACTGCTCAGTGACAAACTCCGATTGCAGCTCAGCAATGCCTTGCAACTCGGTTGCCGTTAGCCCTGTTGCATCACCAGCCCAGCCATCAAGTGATTCTTTCAACTGCGCTAGGATTGACCGCAGCCGTGCAGCCTTGACCGGTGCGGTAATTGTCAACGCTCCTTCACCGCCGGCATCCGGCAGGAGCCTGCGCAACTGATCTACAGCATCAATGATGATGTCGTTATAGGAATTAATAACACGCCGCGCAACGCTATTACTATAGCGATTAAGATCAATCGCATTTTTATATAGCCTTGCTGGTGTGCTCACATGCCACCATTAGCGGTTGCGTCTACTTCTTCTTGTACATCAAAATCATCGCCTAACACTTCACCATCTGATAATTGCATCAGCAGCGTTTCTTTGGTGATTGTGCCTGCGGTATAAAGTTGCAGTAGTGCATTAACATCGGCAGGCTCTAGCCTGGCGCCGATGAAATCACGATTTACCGTGCAACTACCTGCTGCCTCTTGCTGGCCCATAAATTGCGCGTGGAACTTAAGGCTATTGTCGATCATATCTTGTACGTTTTGCGCAATTACCATCATCGTGCTATCACCTTGGCTGCGGTCGATCATCTTAGATGTTGCGGTTTCAGCCGATAGTTTTTGGCCCAATACAGCAGATAGACCCAGTTCATTGATTTGTGCTGCAATCTGTTCTAGCCGCTTAAATTGAAAATCAAAGCTACGGCCTTGAGGTTCAATGTATTCAGCTTTACCATCAGCAGGGAATGCCAATGCCTCGCCTGGGCCTGCTGATACTTCTTCAGCGCTTGTTGGAAAGCCAAAGAATGCTAGCATCGGCACGGCTGAGATATGGAGTTGGTTATCAAGGTCTGATTGCACTTGATAGCTTTTTAGGTTTAGCTCCGCAATATCTTCCAGCGGTGGCCTTGATTCCATGAAGCCAACGCGGTTGCTGTAGGCCACGCTGAATGGAATTTCTGCCAGGCTTGTAGTGCCTTCATCGACTACTTTGTATTCGCCATTATCTTGGCGTTGATGGATCTGGTACTGCCCAGGCGTTAATAAACGCACCTGATCGATTTGCTTCTCGCCGTACTTACTATCAGGATCTGCCTCTAGTACGGTTTCTTGAAGCCGTAGTTGGATCAATCGCTGCGCACCATCTTGTTGCTCGGTGCGATAACCAAGGATTTGACGAGGTGTATAAGTACACCAATAAGGACGACCACCATTTGATGGTGCATCAACAAGGCAACCAATATGGCCATAACGTACCAGCTTGCGAGCTGTTTCGTATGTCCATACATTAAGATCATTGCCTTGCATATCAACGTCGAATAACTGCTCGCGTATTGCGTCTGATACGTCTTGCAGTTTGACGGGCTTGCGCGTCAACATACCAGCCAGCATACGCTCTAGGCGCTGGTAATAAGGCGGTACAACACTACGCGCTAGGCGGTTGTCGTAGCTTTCGTCAAGCTCGCGTGGCTCCTGCGGAAGATAGCGGCGATGCTTGCGCCGCATACCATAAGTGCCTTGCAGTAGATCCTCAATCAGGATCCAATGCGGCTCCTGCGCATACCACGCGGAATTAGGATCCCCAACCTGCGCGATGCGCCGTTCGGTTACTTTGCGATCGTAGGCGGCTGGGGTGCTATACATCAGCGGTCAATCAGTGTCTTTACTTTAAGATCATTCTGCATCCTCTTCTTCTTCTTCTTCAACCAGCAGATCAAAGGTGAGGCGGTGCTTTGCCAGTTCCAATGCACCGATGGCTTCAAGTGCGCTGACGCCTTCTGCATTGCCGATCAGATTATCCAGGCTGGTTAGGAAGTCTTCCATGGGTTTGGATGTAGACGGCATCAGTATACCCTAACGCCAGTGCCACGGCCAGCCCCAGCGTGCAGCGGGTTGAACTCACGCCATACCAGATAGCCGATGGCATCATTCATGTGGTCATAACCGCCATCTTTATCGGGTTCGCCCTTTTCGCTGTAGCTTTGAAGCTCCAGGCATTCGATCAACTTACGGCAACTGTGGTCAATGTGCAGACGGATTTCACCTTTGCCATTTTCCATCAATGCTTGCATTGCTGCCACACGATCACGTACTGGCGGGTTAGCGCGTGGTGACTGGTTCGACATGCCATAAGACTCAAGAATTGCAATATCGGTCTGGCTTGCGTTGGTACTACGATTGCCGCCACTTGCGTCTGGGTAAACGTAAAGGCGATGGTCGGGGTAGCGTGCCTTGATCGTTTGCGCCAGTGCGTCAGTATCATGCGCACCGCTGATCTCATCAAATATATGTAGCGTCTTGCCATTACGGTAAGCAATGACGGCAGACATATTGCCTACGTTAAAGTCAACTCCAATACGCAGCGGTTCACGATATGATGGCGCCTCGATTGCGGTTACATGCTTTGCGCGATCGAAGCGATCATAGACCTGGCCTGTGGTGAGGTTGACAAATTCACCATCAAGATAGGCCTTAAGTAGTTGCGGGTCATAGTTTGCTTCAAGGCGTTCGATGAAGTCTGCCGGCAGGTATGGATTATCTTGCGTACGCATCCTGATAAGCCGCCGATCATTGCGGCCTTTGCCATCTTCACTGGCGAATGTTTGCCACATCCACCTAAAACCCTCTGGTGTTGATGCAGCCGCAAACTGGCGTATGTTACCGGCACGTAAACGGCCAAGGATCTTTGGAAATGCCTTGTTTGCTATAACAGGCGCTACGGTATCGATTTCATCAGCAAGTATCCACGCAGCATTGATACCGATAATGCGCTGCCAATTTTCAAAACTGCGGCATAGGATCTTAGTATCACCGCCAGGTAAATGCAGCATATACTCTGGCAATGGCGATGCCCTAAACGTATAAGGTATATCGTATGCTTCTAGGAAATCATCGAAATCGCTCTGCCAAATATCACGAATCAATGGGCCTGTAGGCTCCATTACAACGCCAATAAACCCTTGATTAACAGCAGCAAGATGGACGGCCTTAGCGCATAAGGCGCGGGTCTTGCCTGCACCATAACCAGCGCTAACGCCAAGGATGTTGGTCGTTTGGTCATCAACGAAAGCAAGCTGGCCA